TATTCGCGTCCGATTACCATCGAACGACGTTGGAACGAAAGGTGATTTTGAAGTGAAGAAATACAAGGTGGAAATGAAGGATGGTTTCACTGTTATCGTGCAATCGTCCGGGCCTGATGCAGCCCTCGCTCTTGCATCAGAGGAAGCGGTCGCCCGCGTTTGCGGCTGGCCGTTGACGCGGCAAGAAATCAGAGAGGCGTTGACTATTCGAACTCTGGAACTTGTGGAGGTCTAGACTATGGCGTTCAACAACGTTTACTGCAACATTTGCAGCCGTCCAATGTACGCTGGAAACAATGTGCTTGGTGGCAATTTCTGTTCGTCCGATTGCAAGGCAATCGACAATGTGAAGTTCAAGCCAGCCAAGGATGGCATTCGTCGCAAGCTGGAACTATCCGGGCCAGCCGACAATACCGTCAAGCGTTCGTGCATTGATTGCACTCCTTGGCCAGTAGCCAAGAGACAGCAGCCGAATTGCAATTCCGTTTGCCGCTTGCGTGCCCGCAAGAATGGCCACCTCACCACCAAAAAGGTACATAACTGATGACCACCAGAGAACTCAATATCCGGCTTGCTTTGCGTGCGTACCAAGAGGACGTGAAAATCAACCAGCATGGCGACACGTTCTTTGTCGAGTTCGAGGGGGATATCAACGAGGTACTAGTTGAGTATTTGAAGGGCAACGGTGCCCTCGTCTACACCTACGACACTCCTGGCCAGCGTACAACCGTCGTTTCATTCAGAGAGGACTAGGATGATAGACAGCAAAACGATCCTTTCAATCCGCCATGCTATCCACCACGATAATATGACACACAAAGACGCTGCGAAGAAGTTCAAGGTATCTCGTGGAGCCGTGAATCTCGCAGCGTCAGGAGCGATATCCAGAGAGGGCGAATCTGTTTCCCTCTCGTGCAAGGATACGTCGCCACCAACTGGCCAGTATGTGCGGTGCCCTGGTTGTGGTGGAATGGTTCAAATGCCATGCCTGAGTTGCTACATGAGCAATGGCGAGGAGTATCCAGACTGCGTAGTGAACGCAGCATTCAATCCCGCTGAAACAAAGACAACTAGGACGTGCATCAGATGCAGACTCGTTTTGCCTATCGAGAGGTTCGGAAATGAGCATAGCGAAGAGGGTGGGTCAGGAATGGTCTATTCGACTTGCTACTCTTGTCGAGCGGAGATAGAGCACGATGGTCGGTCCAATTTCACGCCAGGAGAGCGGCAATGAGCAAGAACGCTGTCATCTACACCCGATTTTCTCCGCGACCGAATGCGGAGGAATGCGATTCGTGCGAGAAGCAAATGGATCGCTGTACCGCGTATTGCAAGAAGCAAAACTATGCAGTTGTCGAGCGTGCGTCGGACAAAGGCATATCGGGCAAGATTCGCCGCCGCGACGGTCTTGATCTATGCATTCGATCGCTCCAGCCGGGATTCGTGCTGGTTGTGGACCGTTCAGACAGGCTCGCCCGCGATATGCTTGTCTCTCTGATGATTCACGCAGAGGTCGAGAAGATCGGGGCGACCATCGAGTTCGCTGATGGCTCCCCTCTTCGCTCGACTCCAGAGGGCAAGCTTTTCCAGAACATCCTAGCCGCGTTTGCCAATTTCGAGCGGGAAAAGTTCTCCGAGAGGACCAAGAATGGCATGGCCAAGAAGAAGAAAGAGGGCGTGTGGTGCGGTAGGCCACCGTATGGCAAGAAGAAACTCGTAGGCATCGACCACCTTTGCGTTGCAGCCGATGAACTCGACGTGATTTTCGACATCAAGAAGCTGCGGGGAATGGGCTATACAGCCAGCCTGATATGCTGCACGTTGAACAAAAGGGGCACGCTTTGCCGGGGAAAACCGTGGAATCCCAAGACAATTCGAAGAATTTTGGCGAGAAATCCTTGACAATCTAACGAAACTGAGTAGAGTTGAACGTATGAACGGAGCAAAAACACCATGAAACCAGGACTTTACGCGATATCGACTCAGGAGAAGCGTTTTCTCGCCACACTTGACGATATACTCTACGGGGATGAAGAGACTCAGGCTGACGTTTGCCACGATCTATTGCAAATGATCCGAGAGGAAGCCGTTTCGCTATGCGATAGCGATGACGAGAAATCAAAAATCACGTTGCACGTTGTCCAATAGGAGAGAACATGGCTTTCAATCTTGCATCAATCACGAACGAGACTCGCTTGCGTGCACCTCGTATCGTACTGCTGGGCGTAGAGAAGATCGGAAAGAGTACGTTCGCTTCCGCCTCCGAGAGGCCCATTGTAATTCCAATCAAGGGAGAAGAGGGTGTTGATTCCATTCAAGTCGCTCAGTTTCCAACGTGCATTTCTCTCGGAAATGTCCTCGAATGCTTGTATTCCTTGTACGCCGAGACGCATGAACATGGAACCGTCGTTGTCGATTCAGCTTCTGCTCTTGAGCCGCTTATCTGGCAGGACGTTTGCCAACGAAACGACAACGCCGAGAGCATCGAGAAAGCTTGCGGAGGATACGGAAAGGGATACGGAGAGGCTCTGAATACATGGAGGAAGATTACAGAGGCACTCGACGCGCTTCGTAACGAGCGCAACATGGCCTCTATCATAATCGGTCACGTCAAAGTGAAACGCTTTGACGACCCAACTGGCTCCAGCTACGACCAGTACCAGTTCGACATCAACGACAAGGCTGCGAACTTGTTGTATCGTTGGGCAGACGTGATCCTGTTCTGTAATACCAAGGTCGTAGTCAAGACCGAGAAGGTAGGATTCAACAAAGAGAAGCATCAAGGCATCGACATCACGCAAGGTGCCCGCTTCTTGTACACCCAGAAGCGACCGGCGCATCCTGGAGGAGGTCGCGGAGTCTACGGGCGATTGCCTTACGAGTTGCCGTTAGCGTGGCCGAACTTTACTGACGCAATTCAGGCAGCAAGTCAAAAGGGATAATCATGTGTGGAAATAACGATTTTGACTATGATGAACTAGACGAAGATGACCTAGACGAAGAAGACAAGGAATGCGAAGACTTTTTTGTGAACAACCAAGGAGAAGAGAATGTCTAATTTTCAAGAAGCGTTTGGTGGTGCGTATCAGACAGGCAGTTGCGAACCGGCTGCCGATTACGAAGCGTTGCCGCCCGGCAAGTACACCGTGGGCATCGAAGCTGCGGAGGTCAAACAGACCAAGAAGGGCGACGGCCACTACCTGGAGTTGCGTCTGTGCGTCCTTGACGAACAGTTCCGCAATCGCAAGATCTGGGATCGGATCAACATCCAGAACCCCAGCCAGGAATGCGTGCAGATTGGAATGCGCTCCCTGGAGGCTCTGTGTCGGGCGATTGGAATCGCTTCGTTGGCCGACACGAATCAGCTTGTGAATCAAATGTGCATCGCAAGCGTGAAGACCAAGGACGGCCAGAACGAGGTTCGGACGTATACGGTCATCGAGACTCAGCAAGCCGCGACCAATACGTTCGTGCAGCCTACCCAACAGGCAGCCGCAAGACCCGCTTGGACTCCTCCGGTCCAGACGAAACAGGCGCTCGTTCCACCGACTAGTAGTCAGGCTATCCAGACTCCTCCCAGTGCCATGAAGCCGCCTTGGGAACGGTAGAGTATCGGACTTAGAGGATAAGCCAGGAACCTCCGGGTCGGTGCGAGGCCGATATTGCTGGGTAGCTCAAAATTGTATAGGTAAGAGCGCCTCATGAGGATATGCGGGTTCGAATCCCGCCCCAGCATCTTCTTTAACAACGGAGAGAATCATGTCAGATGCACAAGATCTGTTTTCAGCTTTAGTTTCGCAACTACAAGATCAGAAGGCGGTAGAGGATAATGCAAGGAAGCGCCGGATCGAACTGGAAGAGACAGTCGCGCTTCACGTTCCAGGTCCAGAGAAGGGCAGCAAGACCGCAACGTTGCCCGATGGCAGAAAGGTCACGGTTGAGCGTGGATTCAACTATAAGGCTGACATTCAAGCGCTCGAAAACATCTTCGCCGCGTGCCCCGAGAAGTCGTGTCCTGTCAAAGTTAAGACTACTCGTGAACTGGACGAGAAAGGCTACGAATGGTATCGTGCCAATCAGGCCGACGACTTCAAGCTGATCTCGCAGTTCGTCGTGGTAACTCCCAAGAAAACTTCGGTCGTAATCAAGGAAGCAAAATGAGAAAACTTGAGCCACACCAGAGAAAAAGGAGAGATCCAGAAAAGCAAAGAGAGTCCGCAAAAAAATGGTACTATGCCAATAAGGCTCGCGCGCGGGCAAATAATGTCCAATGGAGGGTTCGGAATAGATTCAAGGTTGCATTGGAATCATCAAAGATGTACGCACGGCAGGGCGAATATGTTCCGTGCAATGCAACAGTGCGTGAAATTTCCGAAGCGTATACTGGATACTGCGTCCTATGCGGAGCGGAAGAGTCTGATATTAAACTTCACATGGACCACGATCATAAGACAGGAAAGTTTCGCGGATGGTTATGTTTTAGCTGTAATGTTGGCTTGGGAAAATTCAAAGATAGCGTTGACTTGCTGATCTTGGCGGCAGAATATCTGGAGAAATCATGACAGCAATTGAACTTCCAAAAAAATCTCCTGTAGTTGACGCCATATACGCATATCACAAAAAACGCGGAGACTCAGAGAAGCAGCGCAGATATCTCGGAATGTCCGAGATTGGTGGACCATGCGAACGAAAATTATGGTACTCATTTCGACACTGTTTTCAATCTTCCTTTGATGGAAGGATGCGCAGATTATTTGAGACTGGACAATTGGCTGAAGCGAGGTTTGTTTCGGAACTGAGAGCCATCGGATGCACCGTATATGACGTTGATGAATCTGGAAGGCAATTCGCATTCAGCGACATTGGTGGGCATTTCGCTGGCCACATGGATGGATGTATACTTGGTATTCCAGGTTCTGAGAAAACGTGGGCCGTGTTGGAATTCAAAACACACGGATCGAAGTCTTATGCTAAGTTAGTAAAAGAAGGAGTTCTGCACTCTAAGCCACAACACTACGCGCAGTGTCAGTGCTATATGAACTACAGCGGCATGACTAGAGCTCTCTACCTTGCGGTAAACAAGGACACTGACGAACTCTACACAGAGCGCGTACATTTCGACAAGCTGTACTACGACACGCTGATTGAGCGGGCCAACAGGGTCATCAGCAGCAACGCTCTCCCAGAAAGGATCTCCACCCGTGAAGACTGGTATGAATGCTCCTGGTGCGATGCCCATGCGGTATGCTGGGGAAGTCCTGGACCTGCATTGCAAGTTCCTGCCTTATCGTGCAGACAATGCTGCCATGCTACAGCGACTATGGATGGAAACGCTGCCTGGAAATGTGAGAAGTTCCGCAAGGGATTATCCGATTCCGATCAGTCACGCGCGTGTTCATCTCACCTGACGTTGCCGGTGTTGCTGCAATTCGCAGAGCCAATCGACTACGAAGAGGACGGGATCGAGTGCATCGAGCGCGGAAGCGCTGACGAAAATCGCAAGTGGGTCCACGGAGGAAAAGGATTCTCGTCCAAAGACCTGATGCAGTTGTCGCCGGATCAGTTGATAAACGAAACGGTCAAGGCCGCTGTACCGTTCGACGTGACAGTCACGTCGGCCTCGCCAGACGACATCATCAGCAGGTATCCGACTGAATCGAATGCGAAGTGCGAAGCGAAAGTTATCTGGTCAGGAGTCTATGGACTTCTCCGGGAAAACTGGTTAAGATTGTATGGCGAGTCGCTTCTTGACCTGGACCCGATCATGGGATGCTGCGGATTCGACTATCAGGCAACTGAGTACGCTGGTGGTCGGTGCGTCATCTTGTGGACAATGAAAAAGAAGATTGGTGAAGTCAATTGCGAGATAAGGGAGTGCATTCCATTCTGAAACAATGCAACCGTTGCGGAGAGGAAATCAATAATGTCAATAGAGTCTACAAACGAAACAAGCAAGGCAAGCGAGTTGCGCGACCAATTTGCCGAAGCTGCAAAAGCGCGATCCACCTTGCGTGGAAACATCGAAAAGCGGAGAGAAACGGAAAACTCTTTGCAGGAGTTCGTAGATTTAATCCAGCTAGAGCCGACTTACTGGAAGCGCATAGGAAGAGAATACTCAACACTACAGGAAGCATACGAACAATGGATTAAGCTGCATGTATGATCTTCGCCCATATCAATCTGAAGCAATTTCTGCTGTTCATCAGTACATTTGCACTGAGGAAGGGAATCCTTGCGTAAGCCTTCCGACCGGCTCAGGAAAGTCCGTAGTGATGGCGGCTCAGATTGATATGTGGCGTCGTGAAACCCCTTCACTTCGCGGTTGTATTTTAGCTCACAGAAAAGAATTGGTACAACAGAACCATGATAAACTACAAAGTTATGGACTCGGAGGAGACTCTGGAATCTTTGCGGCAGGACTGCGCAAGAGAGACTTCGACTCACCCATACTGTTCGCGTCCATCGACTCCATCTATCGGCGTGCTGGAGAATTCGCCCCATTCGATTTCATTTTCGTGGACGAGGCACACCGGATTCCTTTCGCAGGCGAGGGCAAGTATCGTACTTTTCTCAATGGCTGCCGTCAGTTTAATCCTCGGTTGCGTGTTATTGGTTGGACTGCTACCCCTTGGCGTATGGCTGGCGGGTCGCTGTGCCATAAGGATCATATCCTCAACCATATCTGCTACGAAGCGAATGTTTCGACGCTAATCGAACAAGACTTCCTTTGTAAACTCAGATCGAAAGTTGGAGAGACTCATGCTGATTTATCTCTTGTGCGGCGCATTTCTGGCGGCGATTATATTTCAAGTTCTCTTGCGGAGGCTACAAACCGCGACGATCTCGTTGCTTCAGCAGTCAGTGAAGCTGTTCGGATCATTACCTCAGAGAACCGAAAATCAGTTGTATTCTTCTGTGTCGATGTCGAGCATTGCCAAAAAGTATCGCGTGAACTTGGGCGACTCGGAATATATGCGCCATTCATTACCGGAAAAACCAAGCAGTTCGACCGGGACCGAATCGTAGAAGATTTCAAGGCGAAGAAGATCAACGCCATCTGCAATGTCAACGTCT